ACTTTACCTAGCACAGGGGGTAACGCTCGTTTAGTGTCAACAGCATCAACTGCCACGCTTACAAATAAAACTTTTGGAGATAACGTAAGTTTTGGTGACAATAATATCACAAATGTAGGCGATATAGCTGTCGACTCTATTAGTGCAGATGGCACAGATATAAACGTAGCCGTGTCCGACAACTCCGCTACAGCGTTTACAATAAAACAAGGGTCAGATAATTACTTAGTTGTTGATACAGCTAATAGTAGTGAGTCAGTAGCGATAGGAACAGGCATATCTGGAACGGCAGTATCTATAGGACACACTACTTCAGAAACAACGGTGAACGATAACCTTACCGTAACAGGTAA